TCACTTCTTCAGATGGTATACACTGACGCCGAGCAAGCTGAAGCTTAATACGTCGACCAGAGTTTGAAAGTCGCCTAGCTGGATTTCCGGAAGTCCGTGCTGTCTGGCCAGGTATTGATAACCCTGATACATGAGACCCGTCGCTCCAGCTAGGATGACTGGGTCTTTGATGCGTTCTTTGAACGTCGTTTTCTGTGGCTGAGTCTCGATGATTTCCTGCTGTTCGTTTTGTTCCATCCGAACCGCTCCCTTACTGTAGTTTCAATTTCTGGCCGACACGGATCTTGTTCGCGTCCTTGATTCCGTTCAGCGCCTGAAGCTTCGCGACCGTCACGCCGGCCCGTGAAGCGATTTCCCCGAGCGTGTCGCCACGTTTCACGGTGTACGTCGAAGCGGGTACCTTGATTTTTTGACCGACGTAGATGGTGTTCGCGTTCTTGATCCCATTAGCCGCCTGAAGCTTCGCGACGGTCGTCTTGTACTTCGATGCGATCGCCCCGAGCGTGTCGCCTTTTTTAACGACGTATACCGATGTACTACTTACCGACGTACTCGGTTTCGGTGCCGGTTTTGGTACCGACGTAGTAGGTGGTCCGGCTAAGACTTTATCCTGACCATATGCGATTTTGTCGTACTGCAAGTGTGGCTTGTCCACAAAGTTCCACCAGTCGCCGCCCCATGTGAACCCGAGACGCTTCGCCTCTTTAACGGCCTTTTGGATATCGTCTCGATCGTACCAATTCCAGCTTACTTTTCCTTCCGGATTTGCAGGAACGAAGTCAATCGCTTGCCCCACTAAGTGGTACGACTTCATTGTCCCGCTCACGCCTTTTTCGACGTTCGCACGTTGTTCCGCCTCTGTCCGCATCGCATCATAGATCAGGATTTCGATGCCATGCTTCTCACAGAACGCGTACCACTTCATGGCTGCCGCTTTCGTGTTCGGTGCGAGTTCTGCTAACGTACGTCGGTTCCGTTCGTCGTAATAGAGTTTTGCCATCTTATTTTCCTCCTTGTTGCTGGAACAGGTAGAGCACCACGACACCGATCGTCGCGCCGATCACGTATTTCGTGTACTCCATCCAGCCGTTTCGCTCCTCGACGCTGTTTCTCTGTGACGTGGTCAAGGCGTTGAATAGCTTCGTCTCCAGCCCGTCGATCTTTGACAGGATCTGTTCGACGTATGCTTTCGTCGCCGCTTGATGCGCGTACAGATTTCGAATATCTTCCTCGTGTCGTTCATCGCTCTCTTCGAGTTTTCCGACCCGTCGTTTCAGTTCCAGGTTCTCTGATTTCAGTGTTTGCAGTTCCGTGTGTAGAGTCGCCATGTTGACCGTCCCTTCCATCAGCTGCGCCTCCCTTACAAAAGTGTAGACCCCGATCGGCTCGGGGTCCTTGCTGTGTTTGTGCTGATGGATTAGAAGCCAGTAGGCTCTTCAGGTTCTTCTACTGGAAGTGGTTGCCCGTTCTCTCCAAGCCCGAGTGCCGCGAGTTCCGCCTTTACAGCTGGCTGGAGACTTGCCGGGACGCTTGCGAACGTGCGTCGTCCGTGGATGATTAAAGCGACGTAAATATCGACCATATTAACACCTCCTTTCAAAAGAAAAAACGCCCCTAGTTTAACTAGAAGCGTCTTCATGTGATTTCTCCATTTCGGTTTGTACGGCGTCCCGAAGGTGTTCGGGTACGTCGGTCAATTTACGTCGGCCGGCTTTCACCAGTTCGGCGTAGATCGGAATCATCGCGTTCATCTTAACTACCCCCTTCTGTCATGGACAGCACCATCTCGAATACGTCGGCGACGGCTCCCATGACCATCAGCTGATTCTCTTGCATCTGGACCTTCTCTTCGTAAAGTGTGGCCGTCACTTCCATCAGCGTCAGGTTCAAGTCCTGGGCCGCCTTCAGCTGTGCCTCTAGGAGTGGGACGCGTTGCTTCTCGTCCCGGTCCTGAAGTAGATCGGTCTCTTTGATTGCTTTCATCTTTGTACCTCCTTAGTCGAAGCTAATCCCCAGCCCTTGCACTTCAATCGGACCGAGCGAGTCATTCGCTTCGATTGTCACGCGGTAGCTGACGGCCCAGTTCGCGGCTGTTTTGGCTTTGTTCGTGAAATTGTGATAGTTCCCAGTATTCACTTTCGACGTCACGTCCTCCCACGTAGGAGAAGCGTCCAGCGCATTGTTCGATACTTCGACTTTTAGGCTCGCAGGTACGGTCCCATCGTTTGCAATTATGCTTTGAACCGTCAAAACGATTCGTTCCGCAGGTGCCGACGTAGTGACGGGGTCTTTCGCCTGGAACTGAAGGATGTTCCCTACACGGATGCTACGAACCTCATGATATGGGCCTCGCGTGTTGGTCGCCCCATCAATGGCTGCCATTCTCCAGTAGTAGGTCTTGCCTTCGACTAGATCCGTCTGCCATTTGATTTTCACGCTCCCACCTTCATACGTCGAAGGTGCGCCAGACGCTGGCATCGCGACGTAGTTCCCACTCTCGGCTTTGATTTCCCAGCCTGTTACGGCAGTTTTCGTGTCCCGTTCCTGGACGTTCGTCGTGAAGGCTTCGTCGTCTGCTAACTGGATTACGAAGTGCTGGTTGTCGTTTTCGACGTCGTTCCCGATTGTAGCTTCGAAGATAGGTTTTGTAATAGTTCGCACGGTGTGAACAGGGCGCACAGGAATTAATGCCGGAGGCGGGTAGTTCGTAATGAAATACTGCGAACCAATAAACCCACTCGACATATCTGTGCTATCCGTCACCTGAATTTCCCAATAGTACGTCGTTCCAGCTGTTAGGCTATTCGCTGGGACGGTATACGATTTGTTGGCCGATGTTACGACACCCGAGTCATGGACGACTGTACCACCCGTATTCTTGATGCGAACTTGGAAACTCTTCTGTGCATGGGCATCTGCGTCGAAATAGTCCCACGTCAACGTCGGTGTTAGACTAGCGCCACCTGGTGTACCTACCGCACCGAGAGGCGCGGTCTGTGTCGGAACAGGTGCCTTCGTTGTTTTAAAATATTCCACTGATGAGAAAGGAGACCAATCGTTGTTTACATCTTTAGTGCTCACTTTCCAGTAATAAACTGTGTCGGGTTGTAGAATGCCAGAAGCTATTTTAAAACTGCTACTTCCACTACTGATCTGGCCCGTATCATGAACAACGGTGTTATCCGAGGCTTTATAAAAAACAGCCTGATAACCGCCTTGCGCATGTCCGTCGGGATCGCTGTATGTCCAGCCAAAAGTAGGTGTTAAAGTGGTCACAATTTCCGGGCTTCCAATTGTAGTGTTGCCCGGTGAGAGATTGGTAGGTGTATTAGGAGGGTTATTCAAAAGCTGAATGACTACTACACCACTTCCGCCCAGTCCGCCGTATCCATCACCATAAGCGCAAGATCCACCACCACCGCCACCTCCAGTGTTAGGCGTACCCGGTCGTCCAGCATGGGTTCCAGAAGAAGTACCTGTTCCCCCGTTGCCTCCACCAAAGGTCCCACCAGCACCCGCGGTTTGGCCGTAGTTTTCACCACCGCCACCACCTCCACCTGCACCGTAATAGACACCATCGGGACCTATAGTAGTTGTGCCTTGACCCGTCCCTCTAAGTTTTTCCCCTGAAGAGCCTCCGGGTCCGCCGTTAGTTCCGCCTGCTCCTGCGTTGATAGCTTGCGGTGGGTTTGCTCCAGCGCCCCCACCACTACCGCCATTACCGCCGTAGCTTTTATTGACGCTTGCGTCACCCCCAGAGCCGCCGTAACCACCCTCGGCAGAATACGCCCCGAAAGTAGTAGTACCTCCTCGTCCGCCTCCTGTGCCAGAGCCGCCTTGTGAACCGCCACTGCCGATAGAGACTGCGAATTGTTGCCCTGGAGTTACCACAAGGTTATCTACCTGTGTTACATAACCGCCACCACCACCGCCTCCCGTGGCGCTGTAGTTGGATGCTCCACCACCTCCGCCACCGCCACCAGCTCCCACAATAGTAGCTCGGATTTTATAAATTCCGGCAGGTACGGTCCAGGTTTGGTGATTTGTAAGTTTAATGATGTCCCCAGCTGGCATTCTATTCACCCTCTCTTTTTATGCTAAATAAAGTTTGTCGTTCGTTTCGTCGAATTTCAAAGCCCCTGTGAGGCTCACAATATCGTTTGTATTTATGAAGCTTTCAACGAAAATGTTCGAACTGACACCGGACGCATTTGATCCTTTGATGGTTTCCAGTTCAAGCGCCAGGTTCAGCTGATTGATTCGTAAGTCCTTGATTGCCTGAAGCGTATCGCCTTCCAGTGTCACGTCATTGTCAATCAACTGCTGGAGCGTACGGTTAAAGTAATCCGCATGGTTCGGTGTCGTCTCCATATACCCGTCAATCGTTTTCCGGATGACGTCATTCCGTGACCCGGTCAATGGCGTAAGTTTCGTTACATCGATCGGCACGTCCATCCCTCCTTAAAATTCCGCGTCGTAATCGAATTCGATGATCGTGCGGGCTTCCATCCCTTTATTCGTGAATGTCTTGATTGCGATCAGGTCTCCAGCCGCGTCGACCAATCCCGCTTCGTTAATGTTGCGCCCGATCAGGCTATCGACGTCTGCATCGAGCGTGCAGGTATATCGCGCCGTGTAAGGGTTCGGGAATGTCTTCGTAACCTGCGCCCCGGTCTTCTGGATCACTTGTGTGAATAATGAACTTTCCGAGCCGGTCAGTGCGCGCGGATTCCCTGACCCGTCCACGCCTCCAGTACCGAATACCATCGTCACGATTGCCGGTAGTGCTGCCGTCCCGTTGTGTGCTTTGGCCATCTTTTCACGGCCTTTGTTCGTTTTTACACTCGCCATTCTGTAGCCTCCTTTAGACTTGATCCGTGCTTATCAGCTGGCCGTCCTGGTACTTCCGGATTGTCAGCTGATCGCTGTTGTGAATGTAGTGCAGTTTCCCGCCTGGCGCGTTCGCGTCCATGACGGCATAACCGTCCATCCGGAACGATCCGTCCAGTGCGAGGCTTTCCGGCGGGTCTGCCTGGTACTTGCTCGGGATGACGACGCTCGCACGGACTTTAAGTTTCATCAACGTGCGGTATGTGAAATTATAGCTTTCGGAATAACCGAGACGCATCTTTTGTCCGGTGGACATCGTCGGACCGCTCGCCTGTCGAATCAATAGCCCGACCAGGTGCTCGAGGTGTGCGGGTTTCATCTCTTCGAACGCCGCGATCATCCCCTCGTAATCGACCAGGTGGTCGATGTTGTGGCGGGTCTTGAACGCCCCTTCGTTTAAGATACTGTAGAACCGCGCGTCCTTCGGGATGCTGTATACGTTCGCCAGCCGAAGCGCCTCGGCTTTCGTGAAGGTTCCGAGTCCAGCCATCTTCGATAGGATACGCGACCGACGTAGTTCGTACGTGTCACCCGGTACCGATGTCAGCGCGTAATCGTGTTCCCAGTAGTCGAGTCCCCACGTGGCCGTCTGTACGTACAGCTGGTTCCGTAAGTCTTGCCTTGCCTCGTCTGACGCCTGGGATTCTGTGAGGTACGTCAGGATTAGATTCTGATAGACGCTGGATTCGTGATAATAATCGGGTACGGTCTCCAGTACACTCTCCAGCCGTTCGGTTACGTTCTCGATCATGTGAGGGTCAGCATCCCGCTCGTCGGGATTTCGTCAGGCCCCAGGGTGATGTTCGCCGTACCCGAATTCACCTGAAGGTCTGCATAGTCTGCGATGTGGTTGTTCATCGCGAGTAATGCGGCCACTTTGTTGTAGACGATGACGACGGGCGATGTGACGGTGCTGTCCATGACTTGTGTGCCTAATTGGTCGAGGTAGGCGTCTGCATCGATTCGGAGTGCTGCCGTCGCCTCTTCCAATGTGCTCCCTGTGTTCAGGCTGACCGTGGCCGTGATGTTGACCGGAAGGTCTCGGACGCTTGAAACCGTCACGATAGCCCCGATAGGCGCCACACCCTCGCCCATTCCGTCCTGCGACGGGTCGATGTAGTCCTGGACCGCTTCGACCAGGGCATCGATGGCCGGTTGCCCTTCCGTGTCGGCGATGATGACCTTCACCGTGTTGCGACCGTCCCATAAGGGGATGACCTTCGCCTTTCCGACGCCCGTGACTTCGAGCGCCCAGGCGACGTAGTTTTGCTTGTTCCCGCTACGGACCGGCTTCTGGCGTTTCTCTGCCCAGCGTGCTCGAAGGACTTCATCGTCCTCTTCGTCCGTCCCGCCTTTTAAGCGCTCCAGCTGTTCGATTTTCTGAACCCCGGCAATCGGTGGACTGAAGATCCAGCTTGTACCCGGCGCTAGGTTCATGATGTCACCGGCTCCATCGGTCTTGATGTCGACCGCTAACGTGCCGGCCGAAACGAATACGACTTCCCCGCCCTCGACCGTGGCCGTGATGGGGTTGTTATCGTTGTCGAGGACGATGGTCGTCAGCTTCTGACCAGCTGGGATGATGACGCCCTGGCTCGCTGTCACCTGAAGCTGTCCGATTGCTTGCTGTGCCATCGTCTTTTGAAGCCCGACTTCCGCTACCTTGTACTCCAAGTAAATGCCTTCCGCAAACAGTGTGAAGGACTGACGTAGAATCTCGTCCATGTTCGCCTGGTGCTGTTGGATTTCAGGTGCCAGTGGTGCGACGACGTCGTACACGAAGTCGCCTGGCTCTCTGCGGTAATCCTTCAGCGAATCGCTTTCCAGCATGCGTTCTTTGATGATGCTTTCGTCTTCCTCGAATCGGCTGTTAAATTCGAAATCTAGGTTAGACATATTCCATAATCACCCCTTCTAGTTGCACGTCCTGGTCGAAAATCGTTTTGATGGTCATCGAGATTTCGACTTCGTCCGGTGCAAGATGGTCGGCGTTTTCTCCGTATTGACCAGGGCCACCACGACGCTTCAGCACGAGATTCGTGACGTCCGTGACCCACGGGTCGTAGATCAGTGACTCGGAAATCGCTCGCTCCATCTCGCTTAAACGCGCCTCCTCTGTCAGGTCCTCCTGCATGATAAGTTCGACGTCGCTCCCATACACGTGGTCCAGTTCCTCGTCATCGAGGTCCGCGTAGATCAAGAAGATACCGCGTACCGTCTTCAGGGCCTTCATCGCAATCATCAGGACGCCTTCGCCTCCTGTGACGCAAACGACCCGGTTCCTTGCGTCCATGACAAATTCCCCTGCTTCGAGATCGAAGAGGGGCGTCTTTTGTTCAGTGATGTCTGCCAAAGCTAGCACCCCCTCAATCCAAAAGCTGGAGGATTCCCCAGCGCTGGCTATTGTCTGTCGTCAGGATCGGCATCGTGAAATACCGTTTCCCTGGTTGAATCGGTTGTAGCGACTTCGGTATCTCGAACAACTCCAGGTCGAGGGGGACGGCGCTTCCCTCGAATACCAGGCTTTCGGCCGTGTCTGCTTTGACGATCATGAGTCCGTTCGGTTGTCGTTGTCCATTCAGTAATAGCTGGAGGAGTTCCTGGCTTTTATCTGGTCTAGGCATACGTCGCCCCCTTTCTTAGAGTACCCGCCGAATTTGGAGGAAGTGACTGCCCCAGTAACCCGAGACGTAACTGTGTTCGTGACAGCCTCCTGTCGATGCGAGTGATACGCATTTCCCATTCCCGGTGACGATACCGACGTGGCTGACGCCGTTCGGTCCGCGTTCCGGAATCGTGCCCTTGAAGAACACGACGTCACCCGGTTGTGCCTGCTCTTTGCTGACAGGTGTTCCCCGCGTGATTTGGGTCATCGTGCCGTGCCCCAGGTTCACGCCGACCTTCTTGTAGCAGTACGCCGTGAATCCGCTACAGTCGCCCTTGCCGTTCGTGATCGTCTTGCCTCCCCAGCTGTAGGACAATTTGCCCTTGAAGCTTCGGGCGATGTCGACGACGTTCTCACGCGTTGATTTTGAAGCGCCGGATGGCTTGTCTGCCGCTTCATCTGCCAGGCGTTGTAGTTTCTTCGTCCAGGTGTCTTCGATGCTCGACCACTTGCTTGCCTTGTCACGAGCATCGGCACGCCCTTTTCCTTTTTGCAGGACGGCCACTTGTACCGTCTTCACGCCAAACGCCATAGCTTTGGAGGCGACGACCGCGACGTCGATTTTCTTGCCTTTGATGGCACCGCCCGTGTCCTCTGCGAGATAGATCCCGCTGTATTCTTTCGCACCAGAGACATATACGGCCACGACGGAACCGAGAGGGATGACGTCAGGGTCGACCGCGATGGTGCGTCCCTCGACGACTTTCGTGCTACTTGCTGTAAGACCCGTTCCGCTGCCATTGATGCCACCGAGCGCCGGGGCGTATGCTGTCGCTTTCCAGCCGCTCGTGTAGTTGACGCCTTTTAGCTTGCTGTCGAGTTCGATCGGCTTGCTTTCCTTCTTGTCTGGATCGCTTGTCGCGTCCGTCACCTGGATGTCAGGGACGAAGGCGGTCTTCTGAATGTCCACGCCGACCTGAATCAGTTCGTCGTCCACGAAAGCCTGGCTCACGTTCCGGATGTGATAGCCCCCGAGCAAGCCCGTATATTTCTCTTCGACGTAGACAAGGTCTGCTGAACGAAAAATCGGCATCGTGCCGGGGTTGATCCCTTCAGCCGATGCCGTGAAACCTACCCGTGAGACTTTTGCGAGTTCCGACGTGGCCATGCTGTCCATCTGGTTCGCCGCTTCCTTGTCGACCTCGATCAGCTTTTGAAGCTTCCCGTATTTCTTTTCACTCGCCGCATTGACCTTGACGACCGATTTCCCGGTCTCCCGGTTGACGAGTTTCACCGCAGAGGCGACGGCCGTCGCATCCTCCTCGTACGTCGCCGACGTAAGGTTCACGCCCACCTGGAACGCCCAGAGTTCGTTCGGGATGACGAGTTCGACCAGGTCGGCCGACGCTGTTTCAGGATTGAACCGTGGGTAGTAAATTTTATTGTTCAGGCGTTTTTGCCGGGCGATCATGTCCGTCAAACACTTGCTTCCGTCCGTGGCACGATACCACAGCTGGGGAAGGACGACTTTCGTGTTCGCAATCTTGCCGACCGGGATTCCAGCCTCCCTCAGCAGTCGCGTGTACGCCTGCGTCAGGGTCTGGTTCTTGAAGTAATAGTCATCCTCGTTCTTCAGGAGGAACAGGGGATCATAAAGCGTGTAGTCCGCCATCCCGTCCGCTCCGAACTTCCGCCGACGTACATGTCCATAGAAGACGCGTCGACCTTTAAAGAACAATTCGACCAGCTCCCCAGTCGCTAACTTATAACCCTTCAGCGTGATGGTCATCGTGACACAGATGCCATCGATCGCGTCGTCGAGTTTCGGAGGTGCAGCCAATAAGTTCCCGAGGTGGTAGCCGTTCGCTCGTAAGTCGATCATGGCAGTTTAAGCTTCTGCCCCGGATAGATTAGGTCGGGATTCGGACCGAGAGGGCCTTTCGGTTTCTTGTTCGGCAGGTAGAGGTCTCTGCGCCAGTCCTTGATACCGTGCCGCTTCGCAATCTTAATCAGCCAGTCGCCTTTTTTGACGACGTAGTATTCCGGATTTGGTTTCTTCGGAAGCTTCGGACGTGACCGGCTTCCTTTCTTCTTCAGGGTTTTCGTGTCGATTTTGACCTTCACCGGTTTGATGTCCCGATACTCGACAAGGGAAAGCGCGTAGTATACGTCGCCTTCCGCACCGATGCCATACCGTGGCCGGTAATCACTGATGTACATACGTCGGTTGATTTTCGCCGCTGGGACGATGAACTGAATCGGGTCCCGGCGTTTCTTCCAGTCCTGAATCAGTTTGTCGTACTCGAGAGGCTTCAGCAGTTTCGACGTCGTACAGTAACCTGCGTCGTATCGCGCCGGGAAGAAGGCCGAGAACTCCACGCCGTCCAGATCATGGCCCGACGGGATGTCGACTTTTCCTAGATTCACGATATTGATGCTCTCTGCCTGTGTCTTACCAGGCATGTAGGAGAGTTGCCCGTCAGTCGGCAGGACGGGGATCAGTAAAGACCTGCCCGTCCGATTATTCTTCAGTGTGATTTCAAACTTCTGTCGTTTAACCATCCAACAAGTCCCCCAATCCCGCTGCCTCGATTTCGCTCGCCCCGCCGAGTAATTCGACGAGTTGTGCGATGACTTCTTTCGCCAGTTCCTTCGAATCCTGTCCGTCCGCTCCGTTGATTTGAAGCGTGTCGAATAGACGCTGGATGACGACGTTCTTCGTGCCCGAACCGCCGATACCCGCTTGTCCCGCAGGACTTGCCGTACCTACTGGAATGTTGCCCCCTCCAGGTGTCCGCATGAGTACCCCATCCATCGCGTCAGCTAGGGCATAACGCTGGCTTTGAATACCTTCTGCCATTGTGGTGACAATCTTGCTACCGTTATGCGTCAACTGGCTAAGAGGACCCGTTTTCGCATCGGAAAACGGCAAGTATTCACGTACCGTGTCAAGCACTCCGCTGATGGCTTCTACGGGTGCTGAAGCGACCGACTTAATCCCATCGACCAGGGTCTCGATGATCGCCTTTCCGGAATCAAAGAAGAGGTTCTTCAAGTTGTCGAAGAATCCGCCGATGTTTTCCCATACCGTGTCAAGCATTCCGAGCATCGTGTCCCATGCTCCGGACCAATCCCCTTGTAGCAATTTCAGCCCTGTTTCGAATATGCCGGTAATGAGCGCCCATCCGATTTTGATCACATTTTGAACCATTTTCCACGTGTTTGAAATCACTGCGCCGATTAATTTAAATCCACCGACGACCAGCGTTTTCACGATGGCTAGGTTCGTCATTACATACGCTTTTATAAGTCCCCAGGCTACGAGGATGACCGTAGAAATGAGCGTCCAGTGTTTGCGTACGAAGCCAACGAGTTGCTGGAATCCGGAAACAATACCAAGAATCATTGCATTTAGTGTCGGCAACACATAAGCCTTTATCCCGCTTACCACCGACATAAAGATACTGCCGAATTGCTTAATGATTGGCATCACGGATGTAAGTATCGTGGTTCCGATTAAGCGTAGCGTCGGAAGGAATTCGACAATCTTTTGTTTGACCGCGCCCCATCCTCCAGCCAGTTTAATCAGGTAGCCGATCAATAGCCCGATACCGATAGCGATCAGTGTAATCGGGTTCACCGAGAGGATGGCGAAGAACGCCCGCATCACCCAGAACACGATCTGGATTCGTGCCTGCATAATCTTGAAATAGGCACCGAGAGTGAAGAGCGCCGCACCGACTCCGAGGATGTACGGGGACGCCGAGACCAGGAAGGCGATGAACGACTTCAAGACCCCGAATGCCGGACCGATCATCGACCCGATGGCTGCACCGCTCTTGCTGATGACGCCGAGAATTTGAGGCATGTTAGCGATAGCCCAGTCCGCCGCCATCTTCAGGCTGTCGACGATCGGTGCCCCGATGTCCGCCAGTCCGACCATGAAACTGTTCTTCATCTGTAAGACTTTACTGCCTAGATTGTTGGTTAGTGCCTCGCCTGCTTGTTCGGTGGCTCCCGAAATGTCGCCGAGTCCCTGCTGTCCTTTTGCCATCGCCAGGACGACCTTATCCCCCATGTCCTCCCACTGGGTTCCGAATAACGCGACACCTGCCGCCTCTCGTTTCAGTGGGTCCTTCATGTTCGCAAGACCGAGTAACGTGGCCTGGAAAGCGCTGTTCGCTTTGTCTCCTCCAGCCGCGATGTTTGCGGCCATTTGATTCGCATCCAGGCCGATCATCTGGAAGCCTTCGGTCGATGTCTTCGACCCGTCTTGAAGCCGGATAAAGGCCTCTTTCGCCGAGTCCCCGACTTTATCGAGCATGAAGGCACCTTCTTGGCTTCCTGCGATAAGGGAAGCCATCATCTGATCGGCTGACATCCCGAGGCCAGCGAACTGCATGCTGTACTCGTTGATGGTGTCTAGCATGTCCTCCGAGTAGTTCCCACCTTTCTGGAACCCGGTCGTGATGATGTCGAAGGCGTCTGTCGTACTTAGTCCGTCGAAGTTCTGTACCATCGTCTTGACGACTTTCGCCGACTCCTGTACAGGAACCTGGAACGCGTCTTCTAGGATGTAGCCCGACGTCAGGAAGGACTTCGCACCTTCGTCGGTCATGTCACCTATCACCTGCTGGAGGTTGGCCATGTCGGATGCGGCTTGTGTGATGGATGGTCCCCAGCCGTTTGCGTAGACGTCCTTCGCAAGTTCGGTCATGTCGGCCGATGCTTCAGCCGACATCCCGGTCATCGCCTGAAACCTTCCTTCGGCGGTGTCCATTTCGGCAGCCATCGTTCCTGCTGCGGCTGTGACTGTACCGATTCCAGTGGCAAGGGCTAAGGCTCCCACTCGAGCACCGCGCATCATCGAGCTGAAGGTGTTCCCGGCCAATGTTGCATCCCGGGTGGATTTCGCGTATCGACCGTTTGCTTCACGCAGTCGCCCATGACTGTCATAGTACCGACCCATTGTATTGTCGGTCTCCGACATCTTGTTCGCGAATTGGTTAGTAGCCCGAATCGCGTCTGCCATGCCGCCGGTGAAGTTGTTCGAATGCAGGTTGATGCGAGCGCCCATCGTAAATGTCCGCGCCATTTACTTGCCTCCCTTCTTGCCTTTCTTGCCTTTTTTCGAAGCCTTTGTTTCGGCTTCGATTTTGAGTTGTGTCGCCTGATAGACGAACTCCCTTTCGAACGGGGGTAGATCCAGCACTTCATTCGGGAACCTGCCTTGCTCGTTCCAAATGTAGGCGAGAAGCTGGGCTTCCCCGTTCGAAGTTAGGAGTTTTTTACCTCTTCAGCGCGCTCCTCTTCAGCACCTGTGTTGAACCCGCTGATCTCCTGAACTTCCATCGCACCGCGTTGGATTTCACCAGGAGAAAGTAGGATGCCCGCCGCTTCAGCCGCCGAGATGACACCCAGTTTCTCGAGCAATTGCGGGTTACGGAACGTGAAGTCGCTTCGTGTATCGTTATGGACGGCCGCGACGATGACTTCGACCATCAACTTGTCTTCATCGATTTCAGGAAGCATGCGCCCATTCTTACCCGACTTGACGTATGTGGTGCAGTCTTTCTTGATCTGCGAAAATTCTTTGTTATCAAACGATGCGACTGGAAGCTTCCCGCCGAGTTTCTTCGCGTCGATCTCGCCGAGCGTCACCGCCGTAAGTTCCTCCGCGTTTTTACCTAGTACGTCCTCTAATGAGACGAATTTATTCTTAACTGCCATGTACAAAAACCCCTTCCGAATGTGGTGTGATAGTAATAAGAAAAGGACGCCGAAGCGTCCCTTAGACCATAGAACTGATATAACGGTAATCATCGAATGTGAAGTCGAAGTCCGCTTCTACCATTTCTTCTACGTTGTACGTCAAAAGTGCCGTCCCGTCGAAGCTGACACCCGTGTAAAGGATTGCCTCTTCGCCACCTGGACCTGGCTCTTTCAAGCGTCCGATGTAGTTGTATTTTGCGAACGGGTTTTCTGCAATTTTACGCTGGAGTCGACTGTCGGCTTTCAAGACCGTGAACGATCCGGAGCCTTCACCATTCAGAACCTTGTGCGACTTTAAGAACTTGCCGGGTACTGTATAGCTTTCCTTCTCGTACTCCAGGTTTGATTCGAATTCCTGCGTAAGCTGGACCTGCTCCCCAGCTTCGTCAAACAACTTTCCGAATAGGCCGTTAATTGGTTCAGACATTCGGTGTTCCCCCTTTCATGATTAGAAGCTGATATTCATCTTCTGATAGACCTTCTCCATGCCATCGACGACCTTGAAGGCGGCCGTGAAGAACGCTTCGTCGGCTTTCGCCTTGTATGCGGCGTCGGTACCGTGATAGTCTGCGTCCGGTCGGTACGTCGCTCCTGGCTGGAGAACGTCCTGTCCGATCAGGCTACCGAAGTAATCCTGTTCGATAAGCGCCGCGTACGTTTCACGGGCGTTTTCCGTGTTGCTTCGGTTCTTCTTGTATTGCCCCCCGAAGGCTTCCGTATCTGTGAGCACCTGATCGATCGTGTTGGATACACGAATCTTCCCGAACTCGATACGTTGTTTCTCGGGATCAGTGACGGTTGTGAACGTGTTGACGGCTTCGTCGATTTCGACGAGGTCGCCTTTTTGAACGAAAATCAACGTGCCCGCTCGCTTCGCTGTGATGCGTTTTGATTGGGTCAGCTTCTTGTTGACTTGTTGGAACGGGATCACTTCGTCCGTCAGTTGACGATTCAAGGCGACCGATGCCACGCGAGCCGCGATAAAGATAGCCATTTCTCCAGCCGAGTATCCGTCAACACCGTTTCCGACGTTCACGATAGCCCGATAGTTGTAATCCTTCGACACCGTGTTCGCCGCATCAAGATCCGCGTCCCATGCATGGGGTCCACCGTTCACGAAGCTGATGTATAACCCTTCTTCACGTACACGTTTCAACCAGGCGACCGTTGCGGCTACTTCTGCCGGGTCTGCATAGCTGTCGAGTGCGATCGCTTTGGCTCGACCGTCAGCCTCGATCGTTTCGCGGTAGGCAGCATACTCCACAGCTGTCACATTCTCCCCATTGTTTCCTCCGATTGCTGATACACCTGCTACGTTCTCTGGTAGCGCCGCGCCCTTCGTCTTGACCCGTAGGTAGTCCGAAACGTCGATGGCCATAGCGAGAGCGTCAGGAGTCGCACCGGATACCTTCATAACCTGGGTACCGTTCAATGTGACTTCGATCGCCTTTCCACCGGTCAAAGCGTCTGTCACTTTTGCGACAAACGGTAATTCGGTCGGGTACTTCGTTTCGAGTTCCCAGCCATCAGCGAGGACGATTGTGGCCGCCGCTGCCGTTACCGATGCGAGTCGGTAGCCGAGGACCAAAGAAGGCAAGCCGAGGAACGCAAGGTCATGCACTTTCTTTGCCGTGAACCCTTCTTCTTTTGCCGCATAGACGCTGGCGAAGTCTGCCTGGTTGTATACGTCTTGCAATTCATTCACAGGACCCCAGGCCGCCGTGAACGGGTAAGTGACGATTCCGCGTGCGCCAGAAGCCACCGCGTCGATCGCTGTTGCGATTTCCGAGTATACACCCGACAAATCTTTTGACTGTCCGAATTGATATGATCCACTCATTAATCATTCGCCCCTTTCTCTTCTTTCGACTTCGTCAAGAAGTCTTGAATCGCTTGCTCGGTTTCGTGCTTCGTTGCCCTGGCTTTGTCGTGGAGTGCTCCCGCGACGATTTCAGGCTCCACACCGAATACGTCGCGAGCCGCCGCGATTAGTTCGTCCCGATGGTAGTCGGTGACGGTCGTCTGCCTCTCTTTAGATCGAGTTGCCATCTGTGGTTCCTCCTCCGTACTCGCTGGCCGTGGTGACGGTTGTGGCCGGCGGTGGTTCGATTGGTCGTGTCCGGTCCTGGATAACGTCGTAGCGTACCGTGATTGGTATATCGAGCGTCGTCGACGTACCGACCTCGAACTGGACCCGAATCATCCTTCCGATTGGAAGGGCGTCTGCCTGGTCACTTTCATAGACGATCAAGTAATCGTGCTGATCGGCCAGGCGTTGCTCCAGCTTGTCCATAATCTCAGCCAACTGGTCGACGCTGTTCACATAGAGTTTTCCGAACTGGGAACGCCGCTTCAGGTACGCGTAGTTTCCGAGGTTCTGACCTTTCACGCTGTTAGGAGACTCCCACAGGATGACGGGTCGCGCCAGTTGTGGGGGCGAGCTATCCAATCGGTAGGACATCAGTCCCGCCGTCTGATAGACCCAGCGCCCGAGCGCGTCGAGTTCTTGCTTGTAACCCATCGTGAAGCCTCCCCTCTATCCGAATAGTTCTCTGTACATCCGTCTGAATTCGAAGTCCATGATGTCCGCCATGTCCGATTCGATGTAGTCCATCGCTTTATCGAACATCCGAGCACCCGGGATGACTGCTCCCGAGAGCACCATGCCACCGTTATGGCCAGGGATGTAATGGAAGACCCCGTTACGCCATTCGCCTGGAACAAAGCGCCCTTTCTGTTGCTGGAAGCCATCGTTTACGTGCTGGGCGTATTCGACCGCCGTCCCGGTGACGACGTACGCGTTCGGTCCTACCTTCATCTCGAACACGTTGTCCGGATTCCCGGATGACATCGATTGCTTCAGTCGACCCGACTGGGCAGGCGTCAGATCGTCCAGATACTCCTGCATTCGCAATCCCGCGGTACGAAGGATGCGGTCCTGGGTTTTTAGCCAGGCAGGTCCCCCCATGTTGGCCAGACCCTTTTGCCAGTCCTCCAGCCCCGAGATCGTGATGTGGCGGTTTTTCGCCATCAGAAGAACTGCATGCCGTTTTCGTTCACGGCGCTATTACCGCGTCGGAATTCATCGGCATAAGGCTCCAGCATCCTGTCGACGACGTCCAGTGCCCGCTCTGCCCTGCGGACATACCATCCGGTAGGCGCCGCCTCTGTGACGTTTCCGTTCACCGGGTTCGTCTGGGCGTCCTGGCCCTCTGTGAGGATTTCAAACGCCATTCCGACTGCCGTCTTGACCGGCCCGTCCGGCTTCTCGATTGTATACGTCGGTATACCGCCGATAATGCCGAGCGCATAGGCGTTCGCGCGTTGCAAGAATTTCAGACGGTTTTCCTCTGTCATCCGTGCAGACTCCGGAACGTAGATTGCAAGTTCGTTCTCCGGTAATAGCATCGTGATGCCCCCTTACATGCCGAGTACGTCGGCCGCCTTCCCAGCTTCGATGATTGCGTCGATGATTTCGGCTTTCGTCGCGTCATGTTTGAACTCGACGTCCGCTGCCTTCGCGTGCTCTTTCAATTCCGGAATTTTGCTCGTGTACTTCTTGTCGAGTGCCGCTTTCTCCCCAGCTGGAGGATCGTCCGGCGTTTTCGGTGCTTCCGGTTCCAAAGCTTCCGCCTTGCCTTCCGCGATCAATGCCTGTCCGCTGATTTCTGAAAGTTCGATTTCTGCCCCTGCCTCGACGTGGGCGCCGTTAAAGGTGACTTGCTCGATTAGTTTAAGTTTCATCGTTTGGTTCTCCCTTCGGAAATTAAAATAGGGGGCAGAACGCCCCCTGGATTATGCGAGAATTGTCGCTTGTTTGATAAGTTCCGGCATCAAGATTTTCGGGAATGACGCCGCGACGACTTCCACGATCTCGCGCTTCGGACGTTCTTGTGTGAACGTACGGGCGAAGATACCAGGGTTCATGTCGTTCTCGACCGTTGGACCCATCAACTGTTCGCCGATTTCGCCACCGCCGACCAAGAAGACACCCTTGTTCTCGTGAAGCAAGCGCTGTGAGGCACGTACCCCGTTGTTGTTCACGTCACGGTAGACGACCGACGTATCGAAAGCCTCGAATGCCGGAAGCTGACGACCGCGTAAGAAGTCGTTCAGTTCCGCGAGCGTAATCAAACGATGCTCTGATCCTGTGATGGCTTTTCTTACAATCGCATCGTTCATGACGGTACGGACGGCCTTGATAGACGTGACGAAGACGTCAGGCGTGCGGCCGTTCAAGTCGACGTAGTCCTGGACCCATTTTTCGTAGTCGATGAGGATTGTCGCGTTCGCATCGTTCCAGCGTGTGGCCGCCGTGACCTTATTTTCTGCTGGGACGCCGAAGTCGACGCCTAACTTGATGCCGTCCTTGTCGTAAGCGAAGACCCCGTTACCGAGTGCCTGCCAGCGCATCCACTCGATTCGAGCATCGATGTTCTTTTTGACCGTGGCCACCTTGCCGAGCAATTGCTTTTCGACGAGCGTACGTTTCGCCTGGTTGCCCTTGTCGAGCAAGCCCGCGATTTCTTTCTTCGTGACGATGTACGACTGCCCGATGTCCGTGATCGAACCAGACACCGTACGGAGTGGGTCACGGTCAGTAAGTGGCAACTCGGCGCCAGAGTCGACGATGTTGGCCATGTCCGCCTGACGCTCGATCACCGTCTCGTTGAAGTCGATGTCGTACGTGTCGACGGCCGGAAGGAACCGCTCCCCGATATACGACGGGTTCACAGGTACTTCCTTGATTGCTTCGGTTAATACTGGGTTTTTGAAAAAGTCGCTGTATTGTGCTAATCCTGACATAGCGTAAAGCCCCCTTATGGAATGTGTGTCGGTCTACGGTCCGTCTCTTAGACGAAACGGATGTAGCCGCGAAGTTCTGCCTTGAAAGCGTCTGTCGCACCGATCAACATGCCGGTGTGGACCGAGCCGTGGACGAGCACCTGGCCGGCCGTCACGTTCGGGTTGTTCCCCGCATCGTCGAGTTCGAACTTAATCGATTCGTCGAGGATGACCGGGTTTGTTTTCCCAGCTGGGAATGCGCCCGCTGCGTCCTGGTATTTCTCGTAAAGACCGGTCACTTTGTCTTTGACGAGGCACGTGCCTTCTAAGACGAGTTCACCTTTTGCGAACTTCGAACCGTCGAGCGTGATCCCCGTGTTCACGTATTGATAGTGCGCGCTCGATTTAATCTCACGTGCGGCTTCTGCCGACTTGCGGCGGATTGTTACGTCGTTGTTTGACATGGTAAAGCCTCCTTATTGGTCTTTTTTGATGCCTAGCATCTCTAATGCTTGCGCCTTCAGGTCGTCGTCTTTCTTCTTGCCTCCTGGTGGCGGTGTACTGCCTCCTGGCGCTTTGCCTTTCAATCCTCCAGCTGGGGGGTTGTCGTCCCCTGGTGGTGGCGTGGCATTGTCCTCGGCAGATTGGAAAAGGTTCGGCTCCGCTTTGGCTAACTTCGCCAGCGCCGTCTCGACTGACTTCCCTACGAGTACGTCGTCCTCGTCGTATTCGAGTAGGTCCGAGTAGTCATCTAGCGCCCGCACGACTTGCTTCGGGTTGACCGGGTTGTATTTCCCGGCGGCTTTCAGCACAGCGTTCTCGATCGTAAGCTGTTGGATTTTCGGCTGAAGGACGTCCGCGGACTTCGCTTTCACCTGAAGCGCGGCCAGTTCCTGTTCATCGACCGAGAGATTCCCTTTCTTCTGGCCCTGAAGAGCCATTTCAGCGAAGTGGTCGAGTAGGTCTTTTTTGTCGACCTTTTCGAGATCCACGCCTTTCGAAGTAAGTGCCTTCTTGACCATCTGGCGAGCCTTCGCGACGATCGAACGGTCGAAATCCGCTTGTGAGTAGATTGGTTTGTCGTTCGGATCTTCGACTTCGAAATCTTTCGCGTCGTCGTGCTCTTCTTTCGTGACCAGTTCGTCTTCCAGCAACTCGGCCAACTGCTCCATATACTCGTCTGCTGTGATTTTGCCTGCCTGAAGTTTCGTCTGTAGCCGTTTGATGTGTTTGTTCATCGTCGCGTCTCCTTTTGCAGCTTAAAGCCCTGCGGCTGTGCTGCCCTGCATATTCTATGGCGGCAGGGTCGCCGGAATGTGCCTCGCGTTACGGTGCGAGGTGTCCGTTCAAGCCATTCCAGGTATTAGAAGCCCCTGGTATGGTAGGGCGTGCAACAAAAAAAGAGCCGCTAATTTAGCAGCTCCTTCTCGTCGATTGTTGGTGTGTCTTCCAGGTCCCTTGATTCGTCATCCGTCATGAAGTCGTTGAACTCCTGAACGACGTCGGCGGGTGCGCCGGGTTTCAGGTGCCAGTTTCCTGGTTCCCCTACAAAATAGGGGCTGTTCAAGAAATTCGGTTGTCGTCCTATCATGTCATCGCCCCTCTCGGTATTCTTCTAGTGCGTTCTCGATGGCCTCCCCGACCTTCCTTGCCCACTTGCGGGGGTTCGGGTTCAGTCGGTATTCAGCGAATGCCTCGGCCACGACTTCGCGATCGTTCTTCGTCGCGTATCGGCTTAGTTCTTCAGCAAGCTTCTCGTCTGCCAGCGCCTCCTCGACCACGGGACCGAGGTACTTGTCTCGTAATCCGATCTTGTCGAGGAAGTAATCAATGCTGTGACCGAACTCGTGGATCAGTACGGAAGCCGGGTTATCGGCTCCGATGGGATGGAACCCGCTCGCTACGTCGCTCTTTAGCGATTCTTTGAATCCATTATAATCCTTTGCCCACTTTTCGTTAAATGAAATCCCAGCGAGTTCTCCCCACGTCTTGTTCGTAGCCTGGGCGTAGGTGTTGCCCGACACTTTTTTCTTTTTGACGTATTTCTTGATAAGGCTCTCCTTCAGCTGAAGGGGCATATCTGCCAGCAGTTCTTTGTTTCTTTCTTCGAAGTCCCGGACCTGCTTCTCGTACAGCAGGTTATTCCGCCGCTGGGCGGTCCCGACGAAGTTCACGTCCTGGACTTCCGGATATAACTGCTGGAGGGCGTACAGCTGTTTGTTCACTTCATTCGCCAGTTCTACATCGAATCCCTTGTAGTCGACTTGTTTCACGGTCAGATTCTGCTCCGCCCAGGCGTTGGCCTCCTTGACGGTCTTCGCTGGCGTGAAGGCGTTGTCGATGATGGCGATCTGCGCCGCCTCCTGAATAGTAACGGCCGTTCCGACTACCGCACCGCTCGCGACCGTGAACGGGTCGAAGAAGTTTTTCGGTACGTCGGCTAACGTTTCCCCTCGACGTAAATATCGGCGTGGGTCTTCGTTTCGTACAGAATCATTCAGATCAGGAAGCCCGCGCTCTTTGGCATACGTCTCGTAATCCCGAGCCGGGGTGTAAGTCCGTTCCCCGAATTTCGATTTCGTGTCGCCCTCTCCACGTGCAATCCGCTCGCGTGTCGAGATGCCGAGAGCCGAGAGGACCGGGGACCACTTGCATCGGCAGTTCGGGTGGTTCGGGATACGTCGACCCGGTTCGCCTTTCTTTTCCGGCGTGTCGTAATCGAGTGCGAACACCTTGCCGTCGTTCTGCGCGTCTTTTGGGGCTGTCCGAGCATCCAGGACGGCGTTCCATCGCTTCCCGTCCATGATGTCGGCGTTCTGCATGTAGGTGTGGTTCGCCCCTTGCGCCGCCGCTCGAGTCATTTCAGTACGGGCCAGTCGAACCGAGTTATAGAACCCTTCTCCTGCGATGTCCTTGATGCGACGAGCGAGGCGGTTGATTCCCCAGCCTTTTCCAACACCCTCCTGAACCGCATCCCGCATCTTCCCAGCTAGGTAAGCCGTGTTCGCACGCAGTCGATCGCTATACGTCGCCCCGTCAGGAAGCCAGGGGTTCGCGAGCACGCCCATCACCACGCCCTGGGTCAGGACGGGAAGGGTCATGGCGACTTTCGCCGATTGTTCGATCGCGTATCCGTGATAGTAATAACCTTCAGCAAAACTGTAGGCGAGGTTCCGCTTCATCTTTTCGTCTTGCTCCGGTGCGCCCATTCGCCCCACGAGGAAATCCTGAAGCTTCTGGAGGCGTTCCATCTGACGTTGCATGTTCCGGAACTTCGCTTTCTCGACCGGTTGCTTCATGATCGGCACGCCGTTCGCATCTTGAACCTGGCTGTAGATGGCCCGAATCTCGTTCTCGATACGGATGGCCACGTCGTCCCAGAAGGGCTGAATCTCGCTTGCGTACTTCACCGCCCGCTTGTCTAGGATTTCCTGGTGTTTGACGATGAACCCGTCGAGGTCCTTCTGCATACGTGCCAGGACTTTCTCGTCTATCTTGCGTGGTGGCGGTGCCTTTGCCATGATTCAACCCTCCTATCTGGTCCCGTTATTCCGTGCCCGGTCCTCCAGCTGCCTCTTCCTCGTCATCCTGATCGTCGGCGCCCGTGCTTCCGAACTCTTCACCGTAGCCCATCGCGCTCATGCTGGCATTCGCCTGGCGTTTGCTATCGGCGTCCTTCTGTTTCTTCATCTCTGCGAGTGCTGCCACTGGGTCATCGATGAACCAGAGCAATTCGTACAGGTATGAATCCGGGACGATGCCGACCAACTGGGCGACAATCTGGGCAATCTCTGCGAAGTTCTGCGGTAGGTTCCGCTGGATCGTGAACTGTAGCCATTCCGCCCGGTAAAGGGGGACGCTCGAAGTCGCTTCTCCCGTCAAGATGCCATATACGTCGGCTGATTCGCTTTTCTCCTTGATCCGCTTCGCATTCAAGAGGTCCGTCAGGTTCAGGATGAAGCTTCGAATCGCTTGCGAGAAGTAGAGGTCCTTCTTGCCTGCCTTGATGTCCAGAGGTGCGTATTTCATCTTGATTTCTGTGGCCGTCGCCCCGGATAGGTCGTTAATCTTCGGCGTGCCACTGATCTGGTGGGTCAGTTCCTCGATGCGGTCCATATGGTTCTCGACCGCCGTGTCCTCTTGTGACGGTGCGAGGAACTGGGCGCTGGATTCTTTGCTCTTCAGGACGATGGCCCGCGCCTTCCGCATCTTGACGACTTCGTCTTCTGTCGTCGTGACGTTCGTGAAGACTAGGAACTGGTCCAGCAATCGGTCGACGGTGTTAGCCTTGTCCGATACCGTGCCCGCTAGTTCCTCGATCAGCGAGAAGACAGTAGCAAGGTCCGAGGTGCCGAGTCGCTTCTTTCGGTCCGCGTACTTCGCCGGGGTCCCGTTCGTGAAGAAGCTGACCGGGATGCGTCCGGCGTAATGTTCGACCGGGTTACCTGTCTCTTGCTCCTCTGCATCGAGTTCGAATCCTCCAGCAGTTTGGCTAACCAGGTAGGTGACGTACTTCGAATCGTACATTTCGACCTTTGTAATAGCACCGCTGCCATCATCGGCCTCGACTGTGAAGATCCGAAGCACCATTCGAAGTTTGCCCCGGGTATCATACACTGGGACCATCTCCTGTACAGGGAACTCCTCGAAATCGATGTCTCCTGCTTCGTCAATCCAGCAGATTACACCGCTATAGTATGCGATGGACCCCTGGCGAAGTTGTTCGGCCAGGACACGCTGTGCATCCCCCGAACGTAATAGCTGGAGGATGTCGTTTCGGAACGCCTCGACCAATTCCTTCGGGGCATCCTCGGCTTTCGGGTCCGCTTCAACGGTCCACGTGATCGGCTTGCCCATCATGTAGTCGACGACCGAGTCGATGATGATCGGGGCGAGGCTGGTCTGTAGCTTGTGGTTGATGTCGTCGCCCCGGCTCTTGTCGCGTTCATCGATGGACTGAAGGAACCCGTCGTATGCCGCCTGGTATTTGTCGACCTCGTACTCCTTGATGAAGAGATTATGCTGTTCGACGACCTTTCCCAGCCAGTCGTTATGCTCTGCCACCCAACTGGCCGCATTCGCCGCACCTAGTTCTGCGAGGGTGGGGGGAATCTTGTTCATTACTGCCATGTGTCTGCCTCCTCTCGTTATACGCCGTCCCGGTCGAAGGCTTCCGCTCTGCGACCTTCTGGGTTCTTGATGATCCACGCCGCCCGCATCAGCAAGAAGAGGCTGATGACCATATCGTCATGCGGGACATGGCCGGCGAATCGTGGCTTCGCGTTCTGTGGTACGTGGAAGTTGATGGTCTGTTGCTTCTTCGCGACACGGACCAGGTTCTCGATCTGCCACTTCAGTTCCAGCCACAGTTCGGATTGCTCCTTGTCAGCTGTAGGCTGTCGGGGAATCTTGATTCGGTCGTTCGCGACGTAGCTGTAAGCGAGATAGCCGAGTTTCGACTTGTTTTCATCGCCCTGCGCCTTGAACTTGTACGCCTCGACTTCCTGGTTCGGAAAGGTTTCTTTCAGGTAGTGGGCGAGGGGTTCCCCGATTCCGGTCGCATCGCATGTCCCGCCGATCGTGTTCCAATGTTTGATGATCGCCGTGATCTGGTCGCGTACCTTCGAATGGGCTTCGCCTGTCCAGTGATACCAGCAGACGGGCATGATCGTCCCGTCTCGGTCCAGCCGTCCGATGTGCATCGACGTACTGTCTCGCTTTTCCTTCCCGATCGTCTCGTCGTTCAGGGTGGTGACGTCCTCTTCCTGTCCGGCCACGTCGATGGCGAATACATATACCTCGTCACTCTTCGGCCCGATTCGCGTCGTCTCGGAAGTCGCGTAGATCCGTGCGACCTGCTCGGCGTCGAAGAAGCGACCAATGCTGTCGACGAAGTTCAGCAAGTATTGCGTCTGAATGGCGATGTGGTTCACACCGAGCCGCGCCACCTGGTTCTCGAAAGCCTTCCGGTAGTTGTCGTTCCCCGAGGCGATGACGCGATGGGCGTCAATCTTGAAGACGAGTTTCGGGCGGTACCCCAGTTCCTTCTCCAGCCGCTTTTCCATCTCGAGCGATTGGTTCATCGCTTTGTAGATATGGCTCTCCTTCGTCCAGGCGACGCCCCAGAATACGGTGGTCGCGTTGTTGAACGATCCCATTGGCTGCGCGTCTCGCTCCCACTTGTTCGTGTCGATGTCCTGCGCCTCGTCCCCTTCGAGTAGCGTGAACGCCGTCTGCGACGCGACGTTCGCACTCGGGTTGATCGAGAGGAAGGCCCACTTGTTCGAGTCACGGGGCGTGCCCATGTGGAACTTGTAGCCGTCCGACTTCCGGAAGGCGTGCTTCGTGAGGATAGAACCGGCCATCCCGCCGCTGTCTGGCGTGTCCGCTCCTTCTAGCCGGTCCATCGATGCCTGCACCTGTGGCTTGTGTACCGGCGCGAACTTGACGCCCGATATGCGCTCGTTGTAGTACCAGCCGTAGAGAAGCAGGTACTGCTCGATAAAGGCCGACTCTTCGTTCTTTCCGCTCTGCCGGGTCTGCATGATGACGAACTGCCAGCCGAGACCGAGCAAACAGCTACGGATAATCGCGTCACAGACCTCCAGCTGGTAATCGAAGGCGTCATTCTTTCGCAGGATGCGCCACATCTCGCGCAGTTTCTCCCGCTTGAATAGTTCATCGAGCGACTGGATCGTGTTGTATGGGACGCCGTCGAGCGCGTTCTTGACGAACTGGGGGACTGCGGTGATCGTCGGTGCCCCGCTGATCGGATCGACGTCTTCGCGATATATGATTTTTTCAGCTGTGGCATCCATCCGATTTCCCCCTCTCGACGTACGTCAATTCATATTTCGTTTATTGAAATTAGAAACACATACGCATGAAAAAAATTTAATTAGCATGAACCACAGTAAACGCATGAAGAAAAGCGTCACTCTGGAACCGCTCCACGGTCCTGCGCTGGAGTCTCCCAGGACGTATTCGCCTCTTTCTGCGATGCCTGGCGCAGTTCCTTGTTGATGTCGTCGATCAAGTTACCTGAATCCTGCCCCGTGAGTTTCGCGAAGCTGTCCACCATCCGGCGAAGCGTCTCGAGCGCCCGAGTCAAGACAGGGTCCTCGATTGTCCCAGCGTGGAAGTAGTTGATGGATTCGCCTTCCTTCACGTATTCGAGCGTCGCCTTTCGGCCAGCGAGACGTCTGCGGTTATATTCGCCGAGGTAAGACAGGATCTTCGCCTTCAGCAGGAATATCTCGTCTTCGAGACCGACTTTCCGGTCCACCAGCAGTTCCTCATAAGTATCGCGCTCCTCGGCGGTCAAGACCTTCGAGTAGAAGCCATGCTTCCGAGCGTTCTGCGAGACGCGCGCTTTCGCCTCTGGACTGCGAGGGCCAGTGTTGTTCCCACCGCAGAACTTACAGCGTCCGAATCCCGGATGTTGCGTCCCGGTCCCGGCGATCGATCGGCAGACGCCGTCGCCTCGATTCTTTTTCTTCTTCGCGCCACACAGAAGGACGACCGACTTGCCTCGAATCCCGACCAGGTTCTTCGCATCGGCCCGTTCGTGCAGCTGTTTCTTCAGGTTGATGTCGTATGGATCGAATCCCTCCGGCAAGTCATCCGGCTTTAGCTTGTTATCTTCCGTCATGTCGCATTCCCTCCCTTCGTGCGGCGAATTTCGCTATATCATGGGCATTATTCCGCCAAAAAGGGCCAGGAAATGGCGATAAGCGCATTTTTCCTGACCCTAAAATTATGTGTGTTATATAAAATCGTTTCTATGTTTACATAGAAATATCACTCTACCAATAATGATAGGTTTGTGAGGATGTTTTGTCAAGTCTTTCCGGAAATCTTGTCCAGCAACTCACTATAATTGACCATTTCGCCGTTCAAGTCCCGGTAGATCAAGTCTACAGCTGCACGACGATGCTGGTTATAGACGCCCTCGGAAATCATCAGCGTCTTCATCGTCTTCCGTCTCGGGAACTGATACACCCAGCGTGCCTTACAGATTGCACGTGTCAACGGTGGCAGGTTCTCGATGGCCTGGTCGAGCATGATCTGGTTCAGCGTGCTGTTCGTGATGCCGTCCGGCGACTTCGGTCCGCCACCGCTCCCGATCACTTCTTCGACGGGCCGGTCGCCCGCTCGCAAACTGCTATAATTCTCCAGCCAGTGAAGGATTGCCTTCTTCGTGATAAAGCCTTCAATCCGTTGCCCCAAGAGCAAACCTCCTATTAGTAATACTAATAATTAAATAGTAAATACTATATATAATAATAATAAATATAATTAGTTTTATAATTATTAATAATAATATATAAGTCTTTCATTTCTTTAGGGGGGTTATTTTTTAAATTACTTTCTACTGGAATCTTTTAAGTAGACCCCCCTCTAAAAAAACGAATTTTATATATTAACGGTTTAACCAGCTGGAGGCTTTTCGAACCCCGCGCCTCGGGCCTCGCTTCCCGAATTGCACATTCTCCAGCCAGGAAGCCAATTCATTCGCCTCTTGAATATCGACTTTCGTCTTATCCGTCAACTCTCGAAGTTCGGACCGGAGACGCGTCACGTCTGCCTGCTCCTTTACAAGTCGCTTTTCGAGTTTCCGTTTTGCGACCGTCGCCCTGGCCACGTTATAGGCGACTTCCGTCTGGCGCAGGCGCTCGGCCGCCATCATGTAGTCGTGTGTCAGCGCATCGATACACCATTCTTGATCGGCGAGTAGATCCATTCGCACCTTCAGTTCTTTCGTCTTCTCTTCTACCTCGTCGAGCGACGTAGCCGCTGCTTCTGTTTGTTGAATGCCGAACCACGATGCAATCGTCGTCTTGATCCGGTAGATCAGGTTTCGTGTGAATCCCATGTGAACCGCTCCCTTTGCTCTTAATATCCTGACTGATTAAAATGAAATGCCTGCCAAAATGATTAGCCCTTCGAGTTGTTTCTGTGTGACTTCGACCATCGGTAATCTCATGAAGTCTTCATTTTCGTCGGGTTTGTAATCGCGTGATACTTCTTGTATTTTGCGCTCGCCATCTTCCATCCAATATTTAAGCTGAATCGTGTTCCCTTTATTTTTCAGCTGATATTTCTGCAATACGATCATGCTTCACCATCCTCCATGAATGCTTCTTCGAGTGCCACACGGTCCCCGTTCATCTGATCGACGAGGTAATCGATAAAGTTATCGAGGTGCGATTTCTCTAGTTCCCGGCTCTTAATGTCTTCCAGCTGATCCGATACCACTTCATACGCACGGTTTAGATCGTGCTTGATTTGGCGGTCTTCTGAATCATCCTCTTCAGACAATTCATATTTTCCTGCCGCAATCTTTACGACGTCCCGTTTCTCCAGTGGTACGACCGTCAAGAGCAAGTCGCCGTCGTGCGTTGGGAATGACACTCCGAAAGCATCGTAACGATTTTGAAGTTTGTGGATATGGGTCAGCGCCGCTGCCAGCACCTCATTGGTGACCTCTTTCCGTTTCATGCCCATCGTGCCGTCTTTCAGGATGCTCGCAAGATAGATGTCGTTCGATAATGACGCGTTGACGATTTGTAAGTTTTTCATGTACCCACCCTTTTCTTATTCATATTTTCGCTTCAGTGCCTCAAACTCCAGTAACTCACTTTCTACTTCCGCGACCTTATCTTCGATGAACGATCGAGAAAGGGGGTCCGACGTACGATTGATGCGGGACTTCAGGAACTTGATTTCCTCCTTCAGGTGAAACATCGCATAACGAATGAGGCGTCGCTTCTGTTCGATCGTCATCCCCTCGCGAAGTGCTGCCAGTTCATCCTGGTGTACAAGTGCCGTGTTCGTGAGTTGTAGATAGTGGTTCAGTTGCTTGTGGTTCATACGTCGGTCCCCCTATTCCATCAACGGCCGTGACTTGATGATTTCAAGCGCCTGCTGTTCGGTGAAGCCTTCCGCTTTCAATGCCTCGAACTTCGCTTTCATCAGCTTCGCGTTCGCGACTTGAATCTTGATGATAGCCAGCGTCGTCTCGATCTGCTGGTCGGCCATGATCTCCCACTCGATAGGCGTGAATTTCGGGTTATTGTCCGCCATACGTCGATGCCTCCTTTTTATCAATCGGGATGTGGATGGCCCGGTACGCCTCGAAGATGTAACAGGCTTTTCCGTCCTCGTCCGTTGTCTCCCGACGCCCGACCCTCCAGCCGTTTGTTTCGAGCCATGCCTTCAGTCCCTTGTTCGCCTTGATTCCTGCTCTGTAATGAAGCCGCATATTGACACGGAGAGGATTGGACATCGAAATCGAATGTGGTTCTGGCATGCGCTCGATAACGAAACCATGTAGCATCTTTCTCGTGTCCTGGATGAACGTCTTCGTGATTTCGTGGTCCCTTACATAATCGAACGTGCTGCGTGTCTCCATATCATTCACCCCGAACCGACGTAGTGATGTCGTTTTTCATCGCTTTGCGGGTATTATGGTCGATTGTCATCCCGCGCATGTTTTCGAGGTGGCGATCATGCTCCTTGCGTAACTGCTTTACTACGTCGGTCGCCATGAAGATGGCGTGATCTCGTTCGGCTTTTGTCATGTCCTGACTACCGACGTACTTCCGGACTTCATCGACGTATGCGATGGACAGCGTGTCGAACGCGCTCTGGGCGCCGTACTTACTCATGAACGGCCACCCCCTGACGACGAAGCCGGACCAGCGTGTTACTTAGTACGTCGATGCTTAGTTCCATCATCGAATGCTCGAGCGATTGGTTCGCCGTGTCCTCGAACGGCGCATAGTGCAGGTGGATCAGTTCATGCACCAGGCTGACCTCGTGGTCCTGCTCCCGGACCGTGCCGGGCGGATATTCTTCTGGGTCGAGCAAGTGGATCATGGCCGTCTTTTCGTTTAGCGACCACTCAATCGATGCTTGCGAGCCTACCGTGAACATCTTGTACGACGGCTTGACCGCCGCCTCGATTTCCCAGTCCTGAAGACGCAACTCCTTTTGCCAGATGGCGAGTGATTCATTCAACTGTTCCTGGCTCTCGAAAAGGAATCCCATCCGTCATTCTCCTTTCGTGAAGCCGGCGTATGCGGTCGCCGTCTTGTTGCGGTCTTCGCGTTTTTTCTTCTCGATCTCGATGACTTCCGCGACGTAGTCTTCGACGTATTCGATGGCATCGTTCACGTCGGACAGATCGCCTTCCGGAACGAGGGACACGTGGTTCGAGTAACCGAACGATTCACCGACGTAGTACGTCAGTTCTTCCTGCGACTTGCGAGAGAACACGGTCTGAATCGGGGACCCTGCCGCTTCATACAGAACGACGTACCCGACATCCTTGTGGATGGTACGGACCCCTTTGATCTCCATCTTCTGACCCAGGTATTCGATGTTCTGAATGAAAGGAAAGAGGACGTTGCCGTTCGCTTCATCCACCTGGGGGGCGGGCGGTGCGACTTGTGGTTCGATTGTCTTCTCTGTGACTTTGATGAAGTCGTACGGCGCGGTCCCGAAGTCGAGAATCTGGTCGGGCTGTGTGATGTTCGTCTTTCCTGTGGCCAGATCCACAGCATGGGTGTATGCCTCGTCGATGGTGTGCCCAGGAAGGGACAGCTGGAAAGCCTGCCCGCTTTTCTGGATGGTGACGTCGAATTGTTTTTCGTTCATTTGAAAGCCTCCCTTGTGAATTTGGTTAGATAGTCGTGCTCCGTGCAGGTCTTGAACTGGATGCCCTTCACCTGAAGGAGTGTCTGAAACGTTTCCGCCTCCTCGTGCAGCACCCAGCAACTCTTACAGCGAAGCAACTCGTCGTACTTTTCTTCCTGGCGTCGTGCGTTCATCATGGTTTGCCTCCTCATTGGACAGTGACGATAGTGACGTGACGCGTCTGTCGACCCCACGCTTGCGCACGGTCTAGGTCAGCCACATATAGGTCGATATGCTGTCCGTTTACGGCACCCCCGCGATCTTCGACGACGTAGTTCCCTGGTAGCCCTTCGATTCGGACCACGGTGCCCGGCGGTAGGACGCTCCAGTCGGCGGCGATCGTTCGCCCCTCCTGAACATACGTCCCGGTTGTCGTGATTCCGTATCCCGGTTCGCCTGGCTGTTTCTGTGTAGATTCATAGCCTGCTGTGTATGCGGTTATAGTGAATGACCCAGCTGGATCAAGAGCCACCCCATCAGAACCCCCGCCGTTCCGATTGTCCACCCGATCAGTGGTCCCTTCACTTTGTCGAGATTCTTGCGGAATTTCGCTTTCTTCAGTTGTTCCTCCAGCTGTAGCATCTTCCAGTGCTGCACCTCCAGCTGTTGCTTCAGATTCCCGTTCCGTAGTTCCATCTGCGACATCTCGAGACGCAGGACCATCTTTTCGGTTATATGCTCTCGGTTCTCCTCGTTCAGTTCGATCAGTGTCGTATGTAGACGATCGATCTCTGCTTGCTGACTGCGGTTCTCTTTCATGACCCTTCGCGGCGCCCTCGCTTCCTGTAATGTTTCGGCATACTCCTTGTCGTAGAGCGACTGATACTTCGCCTGCCGACGTACCGCCTTCATCCAATCGTGTTGTGGTCTCTGGTTGTGTGGGTTCCGGCGTCGCTTGCTCTGTTGCTTTTTGCCCATACATACATCCTCCTATGAGTAAAATGGCAATCAATGCGACCCGTTTCTTCATGACGTCAGATTTCCTTCAGCATTGTCCGGATGGCGCTCTGCCACTCGTCCGTTCGGATGGTGTCACCCATGTACTGGCGAAGGATCAGCTTCAGCAGTTTCTCGTCTTTATGGATGCGGCCATCTTCTTCTAGTACGTCGACCCAATATTTCGGCTTGAACGTATCGGCATGCCAGTAGAGGAAGCCCGAGCGATTGTGTTGGACCCGGTCGAGGAACTTCGGTCGCTCGTCCTCTTTCGTGCCGTTCCAGGCGACGTATTGGACCGTATAGATGAACAGATCGTCGACCGAGTTCCGGATGCCCTCTGTCTTCACCTGGAGTTCGCCGCGCTTCAGCCATGTCCGGATGCGGTCCAGCTTCTTGTCGACTTCCCATGCCCACAAGGTATGTGCGTCCATCGTCATTAGGGCTTTGATGAACCGGTCTTCGTAATCCGTGCTCTTTTGCTGGAAGATCATGCACGCCTCTGCCATGAACTGCTTCCAGTCGTCCGGACGTTGCGGGTCTTTCGTCTGTACAATGTTCAATAGTTGTTGTTTGACACTCATGAATTCTTTGTCCCCCTTGCCTCAAATTTTTCTTTCAGATCGACGCCGTCGATGATTTCAATCGGTTTGACTAGGTTTTCATACTCCTGACGTGCAAGTTCTTCTGTGACCCTCGCGAGTCGAACGTCGCCCAGCTTCAATGCCTTCGCCGCGGCTTTTAACGCGATCTGCTTCCCGAGTTCATACGACGCCGCGTTCGCCTCCCTTAATTCCTGACGGGTGAAGGTCGTCCGGGCTTCGTGTTTTTGATTCTGTTGTTTCATACGTCGGCGTTGCTGACGTGAAAGCTTATCCCATTCGGTGTTCAATTTCTCCATAACTTTGTCGCGAATGTCTGCCATCTCTGCACCTCCTTACCAATTCTTGAAGCAACTATCGAACAGCGACTGCGAATACCTGGAGAGGGTCCCTTTACGTCGATGCTGTCGCGCTGTCTCGGAATAATCCTTACGCATCTTGTTCACGCTCCAGATGATCGTCAGATGGTTGAATCCGCTCGAATCGTCCACCGGTTGCCGAGAGATGACCCCGACGGGCCACCCCTCCCTTTTGTAGCTTCGTTCGCTTGCTGTCGTCTTCGTGTAAATCGGGACCTTTGCCGTCGTGTTCATCGTGCGACTTCCTCCTGTGCGTTGACCCATTCTTCCAGGTCCATTTTTGTGCCCCAGTCCTTGCCGACCGAGGCTTCTGCGATAACCGGTACCGGGAAGTCAGGTAACGGAGGCCGTTCCATGACTGCCTTAATCCATGCGCCTGCTTTCTCTACGAGAGCCGGGTCGTCATCCATCTCGAAAATCATTTCATCGTGAATCTGGGCGATCATGTCGATGCTGCCATGCGTGAAGAGTACGTCGGTTTCGCCCTGTCGTTGCTTGAACGTGTCTTCACCGATGCGGTCGTACACTTTGTTCTGACAGTCTTTCATGATGTCCGCTGCGGAACCTTGAATCGGGGTGTTCCCTGCACGTCGCTCGTCTGAACCACGTAGCTTTGAATTCGTGCCGTTAATGTCCCGAAGCAATCGCTTGTACCCGTAAATCGTTTCGGCATAGCCGTTTTCCCGCGCGTCGAGGATGGCCTGACGTTGCATCTGTGGGATTCGAGGGTAGGCCGTCTTGACCGCGTTGACGATGGCCGCACACTCGTCGAGCGTCTTCCGCACCCCGTAATCCGTCTTGAAGGTTTTCTGAAGCGCATACTCCGTCCCGCCGTAAGCGATGCCGAAGTTACCGGCCTTCGCGTTCGTCCGCTCGATCTTCGTGATGTCGCTTTCCGGTTTCCCGGTCAATGCAGACGCTGTACGTCGGTGCATGTCGCCGTTCGTATTGAAAAGTTCGATCATGACTTCGTCGTTTGACTTCCAGGCGATCAGTCGAAGTTCGAACCCGCTAAAGTCGATGAAGAAGAGAATCTTGCCTGGCTTCGGTGCGAAGAAGCTTCGAATCTTGAAGTCATCGTTATCCGGACGAGGGACGTTCTGGCCGTTCGGTTTGAAACTGTTCAGGCGGCCCGTGTCGGTGAACGAACTGTATCCTGCGTGGATGCGGTCCGTGAACGGGTTCAAGTATTTTTGACGCCCGACGATATGGCTGGAGATCAGCGTCGTGTATTTTTGGATTTTCATCATCTGCTCGATCAATGCGATTCCTGCGTCCTTGAACGGATGAAATTCGCGTTTCTTGATTCGGATGGCGCCACGTTCTTGTTTCGTAATGTCCCCGTTGAATCCAGGTTCTCCGTAGTTCGCATCTGGCTCGATGTCCTCCCATCCTTCCGGAAGTGGGATGGCAAGATACTTCTCTTCGTCAATCGACTCCAGCTTGTTCTCGAGCATGAACCGCATGTCGATCAGTGCCTCCTCGTCGAGCGACGCGTTCCCCGTCTTGTCACTGATTTTCAGTATCGGTAACTTCATCTTGTTGAAAAGGGCCAGCTTGACGCTTCCTGTCTTGCCCGTCTTGCCTGGTGCGACTTCCTCGCCTGTCGCTTCAAAGATGATGCGTTTGATTTCTTCCGATGCGTTCTCCTGTGCCTGAAGCGCCTCTTCGTAACGAGCGTTCGCCGTATCGGTATTCCACGGCATCCCCCAGAACTCCATGATTCCGATGACGCGCATGAACGGCATTTCGATGTCGTGCAGCCATTTGTCGTACCCCGGAATCTGCTCGATGATCGTCTTCCAGTAGTGATAATGCTGAAGCCCGTAATCCGCATCCTCTGCCGAGTAGATGAAGCCTTCTTTCGTGCTGGCATCGATCTCGTCGAAGAACTGGACGCCCTTCTTCTGAAGCAATTGACTGAAGTCTTGCATCGTGACGCCGAATGTCTTTTTCGTGGCCGTCTTCAGGCCCCACCCGGTGTGCGGTTTGCTTAGGCTGTTCAATCGACCCGGAGCCGCGATCTGCATGCTCCGGACCCACATCATCAACGGGTCGGCTACGCGTCCGAGAATATAGCGCTTGTATCGAGCCGCGAACTTCGTTTCGAATGCGAGGTTGACGGCAATCTTTAATGTCGGTTCGTGCGTGAAAACGTAACGGTCCATCAGGTCAAGCACCGCTTCACGAGCCTCGTCCCGCGAAAGTTCAGGGGCGATATTTTTCCCGACCTTGTGACTGATCGGGACGACGCGTGACTCGTGTGCCTTCGCCGAGATAGATACCGTACAGATGTCGGCCTGGTGCGGGTCGAATGGGGTTTTCGAGAAGGTTTCTTCGAGTTCCTTACGTTCCCCCTTCTTGACGCTTAGTTCCGCTTTCAATGACTTCAGCACGCCCTTGTCTGTCACCGTGGCGTCCGATTTCCCCTCCAGCTGGAGGATGCCCGCTTCGAGTTCTTCGATTCGGCTTGTCAGCATATTGATCCGCGGCACGTAGTACGCTCGCGCCTCCTCGCTCGGTGCTGTCTCCCAGTCGAATGATGCGAATCCTGTTTCCTGGCACCGTTTCAGGTATTGCTCCAGTTCCTCCAGCGTCAGGATGACCTCGTAGTCTTTCACAGCTTGCGGTGCCGGTTTGCCCCAATCGATTCGGAACTCGCCGGGCTTTGGTGGCGCAGTAGATAAAACCGCCTCCAGGTGACTCGTCCCCCCTGGCTGCGTTGTCGGTTTAGGTGCTCGGGCGAGGGGCGCCTTGACGCCCACGTTCCCGAATAATCCTCCGAGTTTCATGATTCATTCCACTCCTTATTCATTTAAATTAGAAACACATGATGCTTAAACGATGGTCTTGCTTTTCTTTTCTCCCCAGAACGCGCTGATGCTCCGTCTCACGTAACAGTCGTGCTTTCGTTTGGAACGGGCATAGGCGGCAGTTTCGGCTTTCGTCATGGTGGGTTTTGTCATCGCCTCGGCGATGGACATCCCTCCCTCCACACGTCGATGTAGGCATCGATAACTGATTCCGTTTCCTCTGGCCGTCTCGATCTGTTCGTCGGTCAAGACACGCGCCTTGTTTTCGTTCATTCGCTGTGCGAGTTCTTGACGCGTCGCCGTTTTCATCGTGGCCGCTTCTTCCGGGTCCATGTTCAGCTTGCTCACTCGATAGGTGAACGTGGCCTGTTTGACGCCGTTCGCTTCCGCTACCTCTTTCCAGATAGGCCAGAGGGGTGGCGACTTCTTTTGTAGGGGTTGGGTTATCGCCCGCTTGATTGGCATCCGTTCGTGATAGACCCGTCGGTACAAGGCTTGTTCTGAAATCCCGTTTGTTGCGGCAGTTTCATAGTGTTCCGGTGTCAGATAGTAATCGTTTTCCATGCGGGCAATTCCTCCCTTTTATAATGAAGACGGCAAGTCGTATGCCGTACCGAATTCTGCTTCATAGTCTTCGCTGTACATGAACATCATCCCAGCCGCTGAAGACGTCAATCCATTCAAGTGGTCGAAAATCGCTTGATATGACACGAAGTTCTTTCGCGCAGCCTCTCGCACCGATCGATACTCGTTAATAAACGTTTTTGTCTCGGGTTCGAACATGATGACCGCTTTGCTCTTTGATTTATAGCCGGTCCGTTTCCCCAGCGTCTGTTTGTCGATATATTCCAGATTTCCTACAAAGTTGTCCATCCTGATCCCGTTCTTATGAACGACGCTTGCGCCTGGTGGAATCGGACCCAGATAGTGCATGGCTACCAGGTGGGCGACCTTGTACTCTTTGTATCTACCGTTCAGTCGCACTTTGACCTGAAGGAATCCTTTGTCTTGATATTGGAAAGGTAGGATGAACTTCATCGTGTGCTTGTAGACCCGCTGGACGCGACCGTAGTTCGAAATCAGGAATTGACCGTCCGACCCCTGTACCTCGACCCAGGCTTCATCTTTGATGATTTCATTCGAGTACCATTCTCGACGTTGCTTGATCGTCGGCTCGGCCGTCGAAAGATACACGCCGATTCGTTTCAGTTTTTTCTGTCTCGATGCGAATGAACGGATCGACCCATTATCTTGCCCTGTCATCTCGCTCATTTCTTTGGCTGTAGTCTTTCGTGTTTGGTTCGTCATCGGGTCATACAGGTACATGTGATCGTCTCTCCTTCTTAGTAGTCGTATTCGTCGTCGATGTTGTCGAAGACGCCCAGTTGCATCGCGAACTGGATGTAGGCGTTAAAGCGTGGCGTCTTCCGGAAACCACCCGACGTATTTTGAATCATTCGCATGCGCACCAGCTGGTTGACGATGCTTTTCGCTTCGTCCTTCTCGATGGATAGCATCGCCTCGATGTCCCCGAGACGAAGATATTTCTGCTGGGCGAACAGTTTGATGAAATCGTAGAACTTGTGGGTTGTCTTCAGCGTGTCGACCTTCTTCAGGTCTGCGGTGAACCGCTCGTATCGGTCCTGTGTCATGTCTTCCTCTTTCAACGCCAGGCGAGCGTAGTAATTCAAGCCGGCCCCTGGGCTGTTATAGAGTGCCTTCAGGTATTCGTGGATGAACTCGACGTGACCCGGAAGGACGACGATCCGTTCACCCGACTCGTCCACAGAGTGGGTCAGGGATGCGAGTGCGACCGCTAGACGTGCAATCTTGTTCCGCTGATCGGAAGGCGAGACGAGTGGGATGTCGGTCGCTTTCCCGTAAAGCTTCGACAAGGCTGTCGCGACGTTCAGGATACTCTGCGTCGTCTCGTCCGTGAAGATGACGTCTTCCGGTTTTCGTGACCAGGCGAACAGGATGTTATTCTTCAGTGCGTCCTTGTCGATGAACGACGGGAACGTTCCGATTTCCTGGTTATACACTTCTTCCGCTACGTCGTTGCTTCGCATGAATGCCGCGAAATCGAATCGACGTATGTCTTCGTTGTTGAAGATTTCTTTCAATGACTCGACGCCCTGGGCGTAGTCCGCGAGGCGTTTCCCTTTTGGAACGTTTCCGGAAAGGATGGCCCGGACCCGGCAAGGTGTTTCAGCTGTGACGGCCCGTTTGACCTCCAGCTTTCCGTCTGACCGTGCGAGCGTCATTTCACCGTAGTCGTCTTTCGAGATGCCGGTGTCTTCATCGATCCAGATCATGCCCTTGTCTGCAAGCGGCCAGGCGCCCCAGACGATGTACCAGGCACCATTCGCCCCAGACTGCTCCATCTTATATGTGAGACCCGTACGACTCGTCGATTCGGCGTTCACTCGCTCGCCTAGACCAGCGTACTGCATGATGTTTCGGATCAATTCAGATTTACCGGTTCCCGTGTCCCCGACGATCTTCATCTCTGCCCATCCTCGAATCGGCTCGTTCGCCCACGGAACCCGGAAGCGAAGGACCGAATGATAGACCATGAGGACCCCCAGCAGGATGTCGTCACGTTCGACGATTTTCGTGATGTTGTATGTCAAGTCGTTGCAGATCGCCGCGAGCTTCTCTTCAATCGAAGCCGGGCTGTAGTCCGCAGGCTGGAAGATGCCGAGGCTTTCCTTGACGTCCTCCGTGTAACGGAAGCTTTCGACGACGTCCTGGAGTGGTTTGGCCGCGTTGATTAAAATCGTCCCCTCCTGGTTCTTCGGATGGGGATAGACCGTTCCGGTCAGTTCGTAGTGCTTGTTCTCGTTGATCTTGACGTCGCCGATCGAGTAGACCCGACGTAGGACGTATTTTCCTTCGTTGCTACTGTCGAGAAGGTCCGCTTCCTTGTCGTCTTCCGCCATCGGGATAACGAGCAATTCGTCGACGTTCGTCTGCTCGACGACTTCCGTGTTATATTTCGCGCAGTTTGGGATGCCAGACATCGTCTTCAGGATGCCTTTGATGTTGTCGTCCCCGATACCCGTCATCTGGATCAATTCCCGGTCGTGTACGCCGAGTTCTTTATACAAGGTGTGGCTCGGGATATCGAACAGTGGGCAACTTGTCTTCTTACAGTTCTCGCGTCCCCAGCACTCGTATTCGATGGTCTTCGGTACGATGTAAGGCGTCGCTTTCTTCCCGGCCACCATGACCCGTGTCCGGACCGACTTCTCTGCGTAGTCCGCGTTCCCGGTCTGCGAGAGTGGCAGCAGTTCGATGTCCTCTTCTTTGACATCCTGCTTCTTCAATGCGTGGCATAAAGACCCGGCACAGGCGACCCGGTCGTAATCTTTTTCACCTGGAGTCTTTTCGCCGTGAAGCGATCGGATGAAGGCACAGCCGAACCGGTACTGGTTATCGTCAGCGTAGACCGAATCGACGACGCTTCGTGTGTTGGCCACACGCTGGCTCTTTTCGTACCCTGATTTCGAACTCGTATGCTTCAGCACCCACTCTTCGAGGATTTCCAGCGTCTCCTCTTTCGTATGACCTGCATCCTTGAAATAGCAGGAAAGCTGTACGGTCGCCTGGTTTCGGTCGCCGTCTTTCTTCCAGCCCCCGTTCAGGATATCCTCGACGCAAGCAGGTGGCTTGCCTTTCTTGAAGTTGAATTCCTCGGTGTCGTATTTCTTCTTCGATGTTGCCGCTGCTTCAAGGTATTCGTCCATCTTGTTTTTGTAGAAGGTGTTCGCATTAGGACGCAGACTAACTGATTCACGTCTGACCTGGTTCGTGTACTTCAGTTCGTCGGGCTTACGTGGCTGTCCGGCAAGGTTCTTAATTTCATCGAGTGACATCGTCTTCAATTCCCCGACGTTCAGTTCGATCTTATAGCGTCGCGTTTTTTGGTGGACGGTGTTCGGAAGACGTAGCATCCGTTTCGCCGTATAGACGACGAGGTCCAGGCTCTCCAGTTCCAGACGATGCACTAAATATCCTGAAATGTGTTTGAAGATCTTATGCAGATCCTCGCGTGGCTCGATCCCGATCGCCTGGGAATTGACCAAGATGTGGAATCCTTTCGATCCCGAAAAATATACCCAGATGTCGCTCTCTGCGATGTCTAATTCTTCTGTAAGAAAATCGATTAACTTTACTGCGTCTGCCTGGCTGACTGCCGGGTCCTTCTCGTGGTCCAAATCGAAATAGAGGGGAGCAGTAAACAACTCCGCCCCCTTCTTTCGTTCTGGGGAATTAAATCGCTGTACGGTGGTGAAGCAGTTGAAGTTCATCGCTTCCTCGTTCTGGAACTCCTTGACTTCATCCACCTTGATGCGCTTCCACGGAATCCCTTTTCCGTCTTGATTGTTATACCAGGCGTCGACGTAGATAAAGTCCTCGATTTTATGAGTTTTTTCTTTACCTTTAGCCATGTTGACGTCCCCTTTGCTGTCTTGATTAGTTCGATACGAATTCGTTCGGGTCGAGACCGTAGTCTGCCGGGTTGAACACTCCGACTGGCGTGAAGTCGATTCCGATCCACTTGCGTGATTCTTGCTTACGTTCCGCTGTCGTCAAGCGAACGACGACTGCGTTTGCCGCTGTACGTGCCGGGACGTTCATTTTCTTGTACTTGCCCTGGTAGCAGTTCATCGCGAAACGTCCCCAGCCGAAGCTGTCTGTCTGGCTGAACGACATGAGGTAGATCTGCGGGAACTCTCCAGGTGCGAGTGTTGCGACCGGTACGACGTATGCCATGTAACGAAGCTTGACGTCTTCTTCCGAGTAGCGTTCCGCCGCTTCCGGGTTCTGTGCGAGGTATTCGCCGAGTGCCGCGAGCGCCTGGTCACGGTCCGGGTCCGCGACAATCAACTGGCCTTCTTCCGGAGTTCCTTCATGACCCCAGAGGCTGTAGCGCTGTTCCCCGTAACCGACGACGACGTCAATCGAGTCACCGAATTTGACCGAATCGTCATCCTTCTCGCCGAAGTTCCCTTTCGAGTCGATCGTGAGCCAGTCGCCCATACGGACGAAGTCGAGGTCTAGCCCTGCGTTGATTTCGACGAAGTTACGTTTCGTTTCTTCGAGGATGGCCGAGATGTACGTGCTCCCTGTCGCGACGACCGCAGGCGCCTGTGCCTTCTCCTGTGTCACGACCTCGTTTTTCTCTACGACTTCACCTTCGTTTTTTTCTACTACTTCAGTTGCGTTTTCGTTTTTCTGTGTCATGTGAACATGGCTCCCTTTGTTTTAAATTGGTTTATTCAATTAATTTTGAAACACATGTGACGAGTAATCCGTCGCATCACTCCTTTCAATAGGGCAGGTCTGGTAAATCGAACATCTTGCCGCTCGTCATGAAGCTTTCGATTTCCTGGCGCTCCGTGCGTGGCTTGTTCGGTACCGCGATTCCCAGCCGTTTGTATACCTTACGTCGGCTGTTGTACTGCTGTCGGAACACCCCGACGTTGTAATCGACGTAGTCGTACCATGTCGCCTGCTTGTCGGGGTTCGTCGGGTCTTTCCGTTGGATGCGCCCGATCTCCTGCTCGACGCTTCCACCGTTCCCCTTCTTCGCGTCATCGCCTCGTTTCGGCATGACCATGTGCCCGACCGTCAAGTGAGGCATGTCTAACCCTTCTCGGGCGAGTTGCGTCGCAAACAGGATGTCGATTTCTTTGCGGTCACACGCTGCCATGATCTCTTTACGCTGGCCGGCAGAGACTTGCCAGTTCTGCATCTCGTCCTGCGTGTAGTTCTCGACCTTGTATTTCGTTCCGGTCTTTCCGGTCCGCTCCTCGATGATCTCCACCCCGACCGGACGCTTCGTCACCCATTTGTAGCGACTGATTCCACCGTGAACGACCGCCATTCGTGGCATCGGCTTTCCTGCTAACGCCGCGAGGTGGGCGACCTTGTCACGAAGCTGGAAGCTGTATCGTACGCTCTCGGCAATCACGATGGAGTATTGACCTTCAGACGCATCCAGGATGCTCTGCGCGACGAGTGTGAGGCGTGTCGGGTCCTGAATCAAACGCTGGAGGACGGCCGAGTAATCCATATCGTCACCGCCTGCCTCGACGCTATCGATTTCATTTCGGTCACTTGCGCTGTCGAAATTGAATTCCGTGTAAACGAATTCGACTTTCGGCTTGATTAGTTCCCCGCTGTCGTACAGATCGTCACGTTCGACCCGGTGAAGTTGTGGGCCGATGCCGTTGTACATGTAGCATTCCAGTCCGTCCTTTCGTTCCGGTGTGGCCGTGACCCCCAGCATGTTTTCCGCTTTGAATCTTCCAGCCGTGTCGACGAACTGGACCGCCGGGAAGTGGTGCGCCTCGTCGATGACGACCGTTCCGATGAACTCGTTCAGCGCATCGATCAAGTGCCCGTTTCGCTGAAGCGTTTGGACCGTGGCCATGATTAAGTTGCCGTCACCCCATTCGTGGCTCCCGTCCCCGAAAAATCCAATCTTCCCGACGTTCGGAAGTAGCTTCTCGGCTTTTGCGGCCGTCTGGTACATCAGGTCGGTCGTGTGGGTCAGCCAGATGGCCGCCCGTCCTTTTTCGCTGATGTAACGGAGTCCCATGATGGTCTTCCCGCTCCCTGCTGGTGCAATCCCGACGCCGTTCTGTTTGGTGACGGCCTCGATGAACGGTTCCTGGTAAGAACGAAGCTTCCAGTCGTTGTTCCATCCGAAATCCACGCCTTTGCCTGCGGTCTGCCGACGGCTCGTGACTTTCTTCGGGTCGATGCCGCCCAGGGTCAGAATCCCGTTCAGTTGATTCTCGAAGCCCCTCGGCGTGACCAGATCGCCCTGGTCGTGGATGAAGAGTTCGAGTTTCGGGGGGATGCCCCACGCCCTCTTCCCGATACGCTTTGCTTTCTTATATGCCGGGTTATCGACGGTCAATGCTCGCGTGATGGCGGCCCGAATCGGTGTCGATGCCCCTCGAATGCGAATGTTATGCGTTATGAAGATTTGAAGCATTCAATCACTCCTTTCAGGTCGTAAGTATTCGTCGCGCTCTTGTTTCTCGGAAGTTCGGCGCAGACGATGCGGTTCGATTCTAATTCGTCCAGGGTGATGTAAAGCGTCCCCTTCTCTCGCATGTATAGAAGCGCTTCTGCGAGCCGGAAAGCGTATGCCTTATCAAGCCCTTCGTCTGGGTCGTGGAAGCTGACGAAGACCAGCCCGACGTTGCGCTCGATGACCTTATCGAAATCAATCAACCCTTGAATCTGGTTCGGTCGGAGGTAGGATAGTTCGAAACGTCGACTCTTCGTTCGTTTCAACTCGGCCAGGATGTTGATCGGCTCCGTCAAAATGATTCGGTCGGCAGGTCTCGCTCCTCCTCCCCCGTCCTTGATGACCATCGTCCAGACATTCGGGACAAGCCTCCAGCTTTTCATAATCTCCAGCTGGAAGTCCTCCCCCCTCTGACGACGCTCTTTTTGCTTTGCGTTCATGGCTTACCCTTTCGAACTAAGAAATTTAAGCAGGTGTCCCTGTGCCCAGGCACGTGCCTCGATTAAGTTCGTCGATTGCTTTAAGATGTCCCATCGGTCTTTCATGAGGGCGATCTGGCATTCGACTTGCGCCAGGTCCGCCTCGATGCTCGTCAATTGGGACCGGGGTTCCCGTGAGACGTGGCGTCGATACATGTCACGCATTTCCGCGTTCGCAAGTTTGACCTTGTTTCCGTCGATTTCGACTGTGTTGTCGACGCCGATTTTCATGAAGGCGCCAGCTTCAAGAAGCTTGATTTCACCCTCCAGCTGTTTGGCTGCCTTTACGAGTTCCGCACGGTTCCCGTACGCTTCCCCTACTTCTTTTTCGATTGCGACGAGATCCGATAGTGCTGCGTCGACCATCGTATTCACAGATTCGACGTTCTCCGGTTTGATGATGTGTGAGTATGACCCGATTTGCAATGTGCTCATGCGTTTACCTCCTGGATGATTTCGATTCGAACTTCAAGGCTGTCAACTTCGTGGATACGAACCTCATGGCGACGTTCCGAAACCTCGCTGTCACGATGATTGTATTTATCAAGAGCCGTTCCGACGTACACGAACCCGAGACTCAACGGGCTGACGTCCGTGATGATGGCATTGACAGTGTGCTTGTATCCCCATGATCCGTGGCCCGCCTTGACTTTGATTGCTGTTCCCGGCTTCAATCGTTCCACGTCGAACTGCGGACGATAGACCGTGATGGCTTCCGACTTACGTTCCTCCGTTACTGTGGGTAGCTTCTCTGAACCGAATTCATATTGCTCGTTTTGCTCTGACATTTGACTTGCCCCTTCCGGATATGTGATTTCACGATTAGGAAGTGCCCTGCGACCGGGTACCCGGCATCGTCGTAGGTGTAGACTCGCTGGATGGTGTAAGTGCCGCATCCGGCGCAGGCAATCTTCGTCGTGTCT